TGCATACGCTATCGCATAACTAGCTGCTGCCTCACCAATCGCATCAGAATCAGGATCAATAGCCAACTGGCAGACCAACGACAAACGCATTGCCTTCTCAACGGTCCGAGTCAGCAAATCACTTAACCCCCCTCCCTCATTATCCAGAACTATCCGCCTCTCCATAGAACGCTCGTCCATAGCCTCGAACAGACTTAATACCTTCGGCGTGATAATGATCTCCAACGGACTAGCCTCCAACATCGATGCATTCTCAGTCGCCTCTGCCATCTCCCCCCTGTCATTGCATCGCGCCTTGATCCTTGTCCCCCAGTCCTTAATACTTGGAGGGAGCTTGGTTGAACGCTGTCCGAATTTCATCTTCTGCCTACTTAATGGCGAAACCATCACTAGGAACCGATTCAAGAACCCTTCATGAATAGAATGACTACCGAGCCCGCCAAAGAAACTTTGCGGCGTTGTAATACCCAGCATTGTTAAGACCGGATTAAAGACCTTCTCTTCGGTCTTCGCCTTTTCCTCTGCCGGCTTGAGCCCGCCGGTTGCATAAGCTCTTTGCCGCTGCACACCATCGGATCGCCCGAATACCTCCATCATGGCAGTCATCGCCTCGAACTTATGATTGTTAGTCTTCGCTCCTGATGCCTGTAAGTCTCTGCCTATCTCATCGATAATCGTCACATGAGCCGGCTTCTGCTTCAGCATAGAAAATACCGCAGCCGATGACGTATAACCATTTCCCCCTAGCCGGTCATAATCCCCACATTCACTTAATACTTCCTCGATAACCTTCTTTGCGTATTCCTTCCCTTCACCGCTTGGCGCGATATTAATAAAGAACAATCCTGACCAGTTGCCATAGTTCGTCTTAAAACGCCTCCCAAGGACCGCAGACACGGCAGCCATTGCCGATTGAATGGCTAAATGAGGTTGGGGTTTGGGTGAGGTCAGATCTGCCCAATCTGTGATATCATTCATAATGCCTGGTGGACGGAGCAGCATCTCCGGAAACTCTCCGATTGTTGGACTCAACTTCGTCTTCTCAGGCACCTCTTCTTCCCCGCCTTCCAGCGGATTAATCCATCCCCCCTCCTTGGCCCAGAAGAAGATGCTCTCCTTATTGAGTTGGTTGTCGCTGTTCTTAAAACTATTCCATACCCTGATCTGATCTTGCTCGTTCCATTTCTCTGAGGCCTTGGACCATCGATTCCATAACTCGTAACCGTTGCCCCCATCGTCTATAGAATGAATTGCCATGCCTACTTTTAACCAAGTATCACGGTCATCACTCTCGATATGTCTAAGCGCATCAACGATCTCATCTAACTCAACTTCAAGTAGCGCTTTTAACCCACCCCCTGACGATGGTATGGCCTGTGTAGGCTCATTCTTAGGCGTTATGATTAGATTAATCAACCATTCGGGTGCATCAACAACTTTCGCGCCAGCAAGAGGATCTGAGCTGCCCTCCCAGACGTAATTCCCACCACTCTGATGACTGGAGGGCTCGACTATCACATAACCACCCACACCCCTGATATCAAGGTTCTCGCCGATCACGTTGGTGCCTGACTTAATCACTTGGTTGGAGGGATACTTAAAAAACAGATGACGACCCCCGCCCCCTGTAATAGCCTCAACCGTCGAGGGTAGGTATTCGTGGATGTCTTCTAGTTCTTCCAGTGAGTTATCACCCAGCTTGCCATTATCGTGATCGATATCTACATCCAGTACCCATATCCCTGATTCGGGTCCGGTCCATATGCCTATATTCGCCTCTGGATGATCCGTCCACCATCGCTTGATCTTCTCTTTATAGATAGACCCGTCTTTGAATCCGTGTGCGGTGATTGGATGCTTACCATTATTCGTACAATGCTTGCCGGCCTTGCATGAGCAACTGCCATCTTTGACCGAATGAACAGGGAACACCTTCCACTTTAAGTCAGCATAATTTAACGCATAGTGCAGCGGTGTGCCGACGACAGAGATCGGTTCTGTGGTTGAGGTTGTGACGGTTGGTTGTTCCCAGGGTAATGTCGGCATATTCGTTTCCCAAAAAAAATGCCCCGACGGATCGAGGCTAAGGTGGTGGTACGCTAATAAATCAGTAAAGATCTGGCCGTAGCTTTGCGACGGTCACCTTCCCCATCGTCGCTCGTTCTATAGCCAGCGCTCTTTCGAGCGGTAGCTTATTGTCTCTGTTCAACCAGTTCCAGATATGCGGTTGTTGGACTCCTATTAACTTAGCAAGTTGAGTCTGGCCACCGGCCCATTCAACAGCCTCTAATAATTTGTCCCGCTCCATGATTTTTCCGTTTTAGTGTTGATGTAAAGTCAACTATAACAAGTGTTATCGGTAGAATCAATATAAATAATAAAGTTATTGACGGTAGCTATAACAATTGTTATTGTTACTACGAGTCCAACAAAACAGAGTGGGGAACAAGATGATCGACTATAAAAACTGCACAACTAGCGTTGTTGTGCGTGAAGAAGAAACATGGCTTGAGTCGGCACTCGCCGGCATCGCCTTTATAGGCTGCCTTGCGGCTGGGTTTCTACTATTAACACTCATATCGGAGATAAGATGATGGTTACTTCAATCGAAGAAATAAACCTAGAGAATTTGGTGGCAGCAGTCACTGACCAAATCAGGACCGCAAAGACACAGGAAATGCTTGCTCGTCTTCGTCGCATCGAGGCTGAAAAACAACTCATAGAATTGGTGGGATTCGACAAACAAGAAGGCAGCAGTTCATTTGAAAGCTGTGGATTAAGAGTCACGCTAACCGGCAAGTTAACACGCACCCTTGATCCTAAGAAATGGGAAGAAATAAAACATACTATTCCCGACGGGCTCCATCCTATCGAGTACAAGCCTCATCTTATCTTACAGGCTATTCGCTATTTGGAAGACAACGAACCCGAAACATTCAAGCAAGTCTCTCAAGCTATCACCACTAGGCCCGCAAAAGTTGCGGTTATCCTTAAAGACATCGAGTATTAATATGGCAATCTCATTAGACAGCATCAAACAACCCGCAAAACTGGCCCCCAGAATAGTCATTCATGGTGGACCAGGTATCGGCAAATCAACATTAGCATCACAAGCCCCGAACCCCATCTTCATTGATCTGGAGGGAGGGCTAGGAGAACTACCCACCCAAGCATTTCAGCCGACTTCATTCGATGAGGTGCTGGAGTCTATCGGAGTTCTTTTCACCGACGACCACAAGTACATGACCTTGGCTATTGATAGCCTTGATTGGCTGGAAGCACTGATCTGGAAGAAGGTGACTGAAAATAACAAGGTCGAAGATATCTCTAAGATGCAGTGGGGCCAAGGCTATGCCGAAGCATTGGGATTATGGAAGAAGTTCTTTGAGGGTGTTACGGCGCTCAGAAATGTAAAAGGCATGATGATCTTGATGGTCTGTCACTCGCAGATTCTTAAAATAGAAGAACCACTGAACCCTCCGTATGATTCTTATGCGCTGAAACTTCATAAGAAGGCATCGGCGCTGGTAGAAGAATATTCAGACTGCATCTTCTTCGCCAACCAAAAAGTAATCACTACCAGTGAAGACGGCAAAGGCTTTAACCAAAAGCGTAACCGCGCCATGACGACATCCGAGCGGGTCTTACATACATCACCGAATCCAGCTTACACGGCCAAAAGCCGCATGATATTACCCGCTGAAATTCCGCTGTCATGGGCAGCACTTTCAGCAGAACTATTTCCAACCACAAAAAAGGAGGCCTCTAATGGCTAGTTTAAATTTCAATCTCAGCGATCTAGATGATTCTATCTTTGACGAACAACCATCATTCGAGCCGGTGCCTGACGGTACTTACACGCTGATGATCACTGACAGCGACATGGTTCAGACAAAGAATGGTAATGGGCAGATGCTCAAACTCACCATGCAAATCGTTGACGGAGCGCATAAAGGCCGTAAGATCTGGGATAACCTTAACTTAATTAACTCTTCTACGACTGCTGTGGAAATTGCACAGCGCAACCTCGGAAGCATCTGCAAAGCGATCGGTGTTGCTTCGGTCACTGAGTCTGCCGTTCTTCACGACAAGCCTTTTAAAGCCTTTGTCGGTATCGAGAAAAGCGAGAAGTACGGTGACCGTAATCGTGTAAAAAAGTACGACCACCGACCACTCGGTGGAGGCGTTACGCCCGCACCACAGGTACAAGCGGCACCACAAACTGCTGCTACAACTTCAGCCGCACCTTGGGCTAAGTAAAATGGCTGCTATCCCTCAACCCGAAACCACTGTATCTAAGATAGATGAGGTCGTCGAGTGCAATGCCGACGATGGGTTTCGGTATCACTTGGGAGCATCGATCATCGGAGCGCCGTGTCAACGGCAGCTCTGGTTCTCGTTTCGCTGGAGCAAATTGCATAAGCGAGTCGGTAGAATATTAAGACTATTTCAACGTGGTCATCTGGAAGAACCTAACCTGGTTAAGTTATTGCGTGATGCCGGTGTTCATGTGGTCACGGTTGATAAAGGGACCGGCAAGCAATTCACATTCGGGGCTATCGGTGGTCACTTCGGTGGTTCGATGGACGGAGCCGGCATTGGATTTGTTGAGGCGCGGAAAACATGGCACGTTATTGAGTTCAAGACATCCGGCGACAAGGCGTTTAAAAAGCTATGCAAGGAAGGTGTAGAGAAAGCAAAACCCGAACACTTCGCACAGATGCAGATGTATATGCACTGGTCGCAAATGGACCGTGCGTTTTACCTAGTTGTTAATAAGAACGACGACAGTCTGTATTCCGAAAGAGTCAAATACGATAAGAGTGTTGCTGAAGTTCTGCTGAATCGCGCCAACACTATTATCACATCTGATTCGCCGCCAGAAAAGATCTCCGAAGATCCAAGCTGGTATCAATGTAAATGGTGTGACTATCAAGACATCTGTCATGGAAGTGAGATGGCAGCAATCAACTGTCGCACCTGTGTGCATTCAACCGCAGAACTCGACGGTAATGCTCGATGGTCATGCGCTTATTTTGGTGGTGACATCATCGATCAAAAAACGACCGAGTGCAAAGAACATTTATATAACCCAAATTTCATTACCTTCGCCAAAGTTGTCGATGGTGATAAGTCGCGCAACTCAATTACTTATGAGAAGCCTGACGGCACTCGATTTGAAAACTGCTGGATGATACCCGGTTATTCGTCAAAAGAAATTCAGAACGCGAATCCAGCAGTTCTTGGTGACAAAGACGTTGATACGATTCGTGAAGTTGGTGATGGGAGGATCGTTGAATGAAGACGGTATATAAATTACGCGACTACCAGCAGCGTGTCATTGATCAACTCTGGCATTGGTTCGGCGAGAATAAAACCGGCCATCCCTTAATGGGCTTGCCCACAGGATCAGGCAAATCGCTAATCGTTGCAGAGATATGCCGACTGGCTATGGAGTTCGGTGATCAGCGTATTTTGATTATCGTTCCTTCCAAAGAGTTATGTGAGCAGAACCATGAAAAGCTACTCAACATGATCGATGATCCAGCGGTGGTGGGAGTGCTGTCGGCCTCGATGCATCGCTTTGACTACGGTCATTCCATCATCATCGGAACCATCGGGACTATATTCAGACGCATCGAAAAGATCGGAAAGTTCGACCTGATCATTATCGATGAAGCGCACCTGACCAATAACGACAACGTCGGGATGATCAGATCGGCTATCGAAAAACTAACCGAGCGTAACCCGGCACTGCGCGTCTGCGGATTAACCGCAACGCCGTTTCGGGGTGATGGTGTCTGGTTGCATAAAGCCAAGAACTCACTATTCACTGATGTCGCTGCTTCTGTCGAGATGATGGAATTAATTAAGGAAGGCTACCTCTGCAAGATCGCGCCAGCCAAAACGTCTATCCAGTTTGACGCTTCTTCTGTGAAGCGTTTTGGTAGTGGGGATTTTGTAATCTCTGAACTGGATAGCATGATTAACAAAAGCGATTTTACCAGAGAGGCTTGTCGTGACATGGCAAAGCTCGGCGCTGATCGTAAAAGCTGGATTGTTTTTTGTGTCACCGTTGATCATGCTCATAACGTCGGCAAAGAGCTGGTGAAGAATGGCATTGATGCCGAGGTCATTACCGGCATGACCCCAAAAGATATCCGCGCCGGCATGATTGATCGGCACCGGTCGGGTGAACTGCAATGCTTAGTTTCGATTGGCGTTTTAACCACTGGGTTTGATTCCCCTGGTACCGACTTCATAGGGATGCTCCGAAATACCCGATCACCCATTTTGTGGGTCCAGATGATAGGCCGCGCCATGCGTCCTCATCCAAACAAAAAAGACAAACCAGCGCTCAT